ATTTTATTTCTCGGAATTTGCTTGCTATATAAGCCTTTTAGAGTGATATATGTACATGCCGAAAGGCACAAAACATACACATTCAGGAGGAAAACCACATGTTTACAAGCAGATTCGGGATTGAGATTGAGTTTACTGGCATCACCAGAAACGAAGCGGCCAAAGTTGCTGCCAACTTCCTTAACGGAACGGTTACACACACAGGCGACTATTACGACACCAAAAAGGTAACGACCCAGGACGGACAGGTTTGGAAGTTTATGAGCGACAGCAGCATCTCCTGCCAAAAGAAACAAGGACGCCAGAAGGTAACTGCCACCCGCGACTACAGCGTAGAGTTGGTCAGCCCCATCCTTAGCTACCGCGAGGATATTGAAAAATTGCAGGAATTGGTCAGACAGCTTCGCCACGCTGGTGGATTTGCAAACAACTCCTGCGGGATTCACATACACCTTGATGGCTCAGACCACACCCCAAGGAGCATAAGAAACTTCGTGAACATCATTGCCAGCAAGAATGACCTTTTTTACAAGGCTTTGCAAATAGCACCTGAACGGATGAGTTACTGCAAAAAGATGGATAGCCTTCTGGTCGAGAAATTAAACCGACGCAAACCGAAGACAATGGAAGCCATCGAGAGCCTTTGGTACGAGGGCTACAGCGAAAGCACCAGCCGACACTACCATTCAAGCCGATACCACTTTCTTAATCTGCACAGCTTTTTCACAGGCAATCACACGGTCGAGCTTCGGGGCTTCAACAGCGAACTACACGCAGGTAAGATAAGAAGCTACATTGTTCTCGCCCTCGCTCTCAACCACCAGGCGCTGACACAAAAATGCGCATCGGCGAAGAAGCCACAGATTGAAAATGAAAAGTTCGCAATGCGAACCTACCTCAACCGTATCGGTTTCATCGGCGAGGAATTCGCAAACTGCCGAGAGCACTTGACGGCCCACTTGGACGGCTCGGCGGCTTGGCGATTTCGGGCAGCCTGAACGGTTGCCCCTCAAAAATAAGGAGGACAAGGACTATGAATAAAACATTCTATCTCGCCTATGGCTCAAACCTTAACCTTGAGCAGATGGCGCACCGTTGCCCCACAGCAAAGCCTGTCGGGCCGGTAGTTTTAAAGGACTACCAGTTATTGTTTCGAGGAGGACACGGCGGCTCTGTGGCGACCGTGGAGCCTTTTAAGGGTAAGACAGTTCCATGCCTGCTGTGGGAGATTACTCCGGCTGACGAAGCATCACTCGACCGCTACGAGGGTTTCCCATTTCTCTACCGAAAGGAAAAGGTCAAAGTCAGACTTGGCAAAAAGAACGTAGAAACTATGGTCTACATTATGAATGAAGGCCGACCGCTTGGCAGTCCAAGCTGTTATTACTACAGCGTTATTTTAGAGGGCTACAAGGGCGCGGACTTCGACATCGGCATTCTCAAGCAGGCTGTCGAGGATTCTAAGGAGGTTGAAAATGAATAAAAAGATAAAGGAACAGATACTCGCCATCCGCGACACGGGGCTAACGAATATGTTTGATGTGGTTGCGGTGCAGCGTATCGCAAACGACATGGGCTTTTATGAGCTGGTATTGTTCCTCGAAGAGAATCGTAAGGAATATGCCCATTTCATCCTGACCGGCGAGGAATAACATACACATACAAAACGGAAGGAGAGCATTACCATGTGGAAAGAAGGAAGCATCAAGGTTGGAAGTAGCATCATTCACTACTGGGTGAAGTGTTTTGAAGAAGGATCGCAGTACGGCATCGAAAAGGGCCGCATTTCCAAACTCATGCTAAAACGCGATGGTGAGATCATCGCCAATTATGACAGAGGTTGGGATATAGAACCACTCGATTCCGATGCAGAGATTGCCCTTGCGATTCTGATGAAAGAACACAACTAACCTTATAAAAATCGAATCCCGGAATGGGGCCTTGCGGCTCTGTTCTTCGTTAAGAAAGACCCATTGTGGTCTATTTTTTATGCCCTTTTGAAGGAGGTGACTGCATATCCGAAAACTCAAAAAATACAAACCAACTGTTTTTAAAGCGAAGGACGCTTATTACAACAAAGATATGGCCGATTATGCAGTCGCATTCATCGAGGCACTATCTCATACCAAGGGCACATGGGCGGGTAAGCCTTTTGAACTAATCGACTGGCAAGAGCGAATAATCCGCGATGTATTCGGAATTCTGAAGCCGAACGGCTATCGGCAGTTCAATACCGCTTATGTAGAAATACCTAAGAAGATGGGAAAAAGTGAGCTTGCGGCGGCTGTTGCCCTGTTGCTCACCTGTGGAGATAACGAAGAACGTGCCGAGGTTTACGGTTGTGCTACCGACCGTAACCAAGCATCTATCGTTTTTAATGTTGCAGCGGATATGGTGCGAATGTGTCCTGCTCTGTCCAAGCGAGTGAAAATCCTGGACTCCATGAAGCGACTCATCTATCAGCCGACAGGCAGTATTTATCAGGTACTTTCAGCCGATGTCGGAAACAAACATGGCTTCAATACCCACGGCGTGGTGTTTGACGAGCTGCACACGCAGCCAAACAGAAAACTCTTTGATGTTATGACTAAGGGTAGCGGTGATGCCCGTATGCAGCCTCTGTATTTCCTTATAACTACTGCTGGGGACAACCAGAACAGCATCTGTTGGGAAGTACACCAGAAGGCCCTGGATATCATAAATGGCAGAAAGAAAGACACCACTTTCTATCCAGTTATATACGGTGCTGATATAGAGGATGACTGGACTGACCCAAAGGTGTGGAAGAAAGCAAATCCTTCTCTCGGCATCACAGTAAGTATGGATAAAGTAAAGGCAGCCTTTGAATCAGCAAGACAGAATCCCGCTGAAGAGAACAGTTTTAGGCAGCTTCGACTTAACCAGTGGGTCAAACAGGCTGTTCGCTGGATGCCTATGGACAAATGGGATGCCTGTGCTTTCGCCGTTGACCCGCAAGCCCTGCAAGGGCGTGTCTGCTATGGTGGACTCGACCTCTCCTCTTCCACTGACATTACTGCTTTCGTGCTGGTCTTTCCACCATTGGATGAGGATGATAAATACACTGTTATGCCGTTCTTCTGGATACCGGAGGATAACATCGATTTGCGCGTACGACGCGACCACGTGAATTATGACGTATGGAAAAAGCAAGGATTCATCCAAACCACCGAGGGCAACGTGGTGCATTACGGTTTTATTGAAGCCCTTATCGAGGACCTTGGCATGAAATACAACATCAGAGAAATTGCCTTCGACCGCTGGGGCGCTGTGCAGATGGTGCAAAACCTTGAAGGCATGGGTTTCACAGTCGTACCATTCGGTCAGGGTTTCAAGGATATGAGCCCGCCCACCAAAGAACTGATGAAGCTGACATTGGAAAAGAAAATCGCGCATGGCGGGCATCCGGTCCTTCGGTGGATGATGGACAACATATTTATCCGAACGGACCCTGCAGGAAATATCAAGGCTGACAAGGAAAAATCAACCGAGAAGATCGATGGGGCTGTGGCCACTATTATGGCACTTGATAGAGCTATTAGATGTGGTGGAGATACAGGTGATTCCGTTTATGATGATAGGGGTTTACTTATTTTGTGATGAATTGGGGAACGTGCTATAATGAACCCAGAATAAAGGGGGTTTCTAGTATGTATGAATTAATAAAGCGTGTTGATTTTTCAAAAAAGAGAAACAATCCAGAAAAAGATTATCTAAAAAAGCTATTTATAGAGTGGCTTAATCGTAATTACCCTGATGTTAACACTGTAGATACCTATTTTTCAGATGCAATATTTATTGGAAACAATCCATCTTTGGGACTTGATATAGTAGAAATTATTTCAGATGAAGATGAAGGAAGAACTAATTATCATCGGGCATTAGTAAAGCACTTTGAATCCAAGGGTTGGAATTCAGCTCTAGTTCATAGTAGAGCTGAAGAATACCTAAAAAGATTAGATCAGTTGAAAGAATTCTTAGTTGACTACGAAAAGAATAAATAGTTCTAGCGATTATATGGTCATGCATGATTCTTTGAAATCATAGTGTTCGTCCTCTTTTTTACTATTGGCCTCTTCGCGGGATTAATATAAAAGAAGTGGTAAAAGAAACTTCAAAAGCATCTCAAGTGAGGTGCTTGGTGGGAAAAATGATCGTGGGATTTTGACTTTTGATGAAAATGGTTATATAATACTTTTAAGGGAGAGAATAAAATTAAGGGAGAGAATAAAATGAAGAAAATTCTGGTACTTTTATTAATTATTTTTTCCATTTCTACTGTACTTATTGGTTGTAGTAGTGCTAAAGAAGGTTTTAAGGATGGCTTAGAATCTGGCGAGACAAAGTACACTATCGATATTGAGGTTGAATTTAATAAACCTTATGGTGGGGAAACTCACATGACTATCGCCGGTAAAACTGATTTACCTGATGGAGAAGAAGTTCTCATATCGGTGGTTAGTGAAGAAAATGATTACATTGCATCAAGCAAAGATACAGTGAAAGATGGAATCTATATGTCTGAGCCATTTTCAAAACAGGGTGAATCTATACCCAAAGGTGAGTACATAATAACAGTGGAAACCTCAAATAATGATAAAGCAAAACAAGAAAAAATCGTTGACATAGACTATTAAAAACCACGAGCATCTACCGTGGTAAGATAAAAACTTCAAAAGCATCTCATATGAGGTGCTTTTTTCTTGCTCATTTTTAAGGAGAGTGATGTCTATGGGAATCCTACAAGGAATATTTAAGGCGCGTGATAAGCCTAAGGATAGTCTTGGCGGTAGCCGTTATAGTTTCTTTTTTGGAAGCACAAGTGCTGGAAAGCCGGTTAACGAACATACAGCCATGCAGATGACGGCGGTTTACTCTTGTGTGAGAATATTATCTGAAACATTAGCGGGACTCCCGCTCCATGTGTACAGATATAATGATTCAGGTGGAAAGGAGAAAAACCTGAAACATCCCTTATATAAGCTGCTCCATGACGAGCCTAATCCGGAGATGACTTCATTTGCGTTTCGAGAAACACTGATGAGTCATCTTTTATTATGGGGAAATGCTTATGCCCAGATTATCCGAAATGCACGTGGTGAGGTTATTGCTCTCTATCCTTTAATGCCAAATAAAATGACAGTCGATCGTGATGCAAACGGTCGGCTTTTCTATTTGTATCAACGCAGTAGAGAAGATACACCTTCTCTCGGAAAGGACAGTCAGGTCTACCTTACTCCGTCCGATGTCCTACACATCCCCGGCTTAGGCTTTGACGGACTTGTCGGCTACTCACCGATTGCTATGGCTAAAAATGCCGTGGGATTGGCGATTGCAACCGAGGAATATGGAGCGAAATTCTTCGCCAACGGTGCCGCACCGGGTGGTGTGCTTGAACATCCTGGCACAATCAAAGACCCGCAAAAGGTAAAGGACAGCTGGAACGCTGCTTATCAAGGTTCAAGAAACTCCCACAGGGTAGCAGTTTTGGAAGAAGGCATGAAGTATCAGCCGATAGGCATTTCGCCCGAACAAGCGCAGTTTCTTGAAACACGGAAGTTCCAGATCAATGAAATCGCCCGTATTTTCCGTGTGCCGCCTCATATGTTGGCTGACCTTGAAAAAAGTAGCTTTTCAAATATCGAGCAACAGTCCTTGGAGTTTGTGAAGTACACACTTGATCCGTGGGTTGTGCGCTGGGAACAGTCCATGTTCCGTGTTCTTCTTACGGAAAGCGAAAAGCAGAAGGTGTTTATTAAGTTTAACGTGGACGGTCTGCTGCGTGGCGATTATGTTTCCCGGATGAGCGGATACGCAACCGCAAGGCAGAACGGATGGATGTCAGCAAACGATATCCGTGAGCTTGAAAATCTCGACCGTATCCCGGCTGAAATTGGAGGGGATCTCTATCTCATCAACGGTGCGATGACTAAATTACAGGACGCAGGTGCGTTCGCAAATACAACAGGATTGGAGGAAACTGAATGAAGAAATTCTGGAACTGGGTCAAGGATGAACAGTCCGACACCCGAACGCTCTACCTCGACGGCGTGATTGCCGAGGAATCATGGTTTGATGATGATGTCACCCCTAAAGCATTTAAGACAGACTTATTTGCCGGTGAGGGTGACATTGTTATATGGCTTAACTCTCCTGGCGGCGACTGTATCGCAGCAAGCCAGATTTATGCCATGCTCATGGATTATAAAGGCAAAGTGACCGTCAAGATTGACGGCATTGCGGCATCTGCCGCCTCGGTGATTGCTATGGCGGGAACAACCGTACTGATGGCTCCCACTGCTTTGATGATGGTTCACAATCCCTTGACTGTCGCCATCGGTGACAGCGAAGAAATGCAAAAAGCTATTGCTATGCTCTCGGAGGTAAAAGAAAGCATCATCAATGCCTATGAAATCAAGACCGGCTTATCAAGAACCAGGCTC